GGTACGTTCTTTGCGACTCGCTGCCAGAAATTGATTAATCGATTATTTTCTGCTGTGTCTCCGTCAATAACGTCGGGTATTAATGCAAATTCGAATCTTGGATGGTTGCAAAATTCTTTAACCCAACAAACATACTCTGACCATTTTGGCTTTTCTCCTGATGACCAAAACGAAAACGCTGAATTATCAACGATAAATCCTTTCGAGTATTCCATCGCAAACTCCAAATCGTCTGGCCGCTTCCAAGGGATTAAGACAAACTTTGATTCTATAAAGTCAATCGATTTGGCTTTCTTCCCGCCAATAGGTGTTCCGTGATAGTGTTTCATTATCCCCTCGATGTAAATGAATAGATCTCACTGACCAACCGCACTTGATCAGGTGAGCCAAACCGCACCATCTCAACCCGACGGCCAGCAATCTCAACCGATCTTGGCACTCTAAATTGTTGATTTCTTTGCTTTGCTTTTGCATAAGCCATGCCGATCGCTTGCTTGAACGTCCTGCCAGACTTTCCAGCAGCATATAATGATTCAATCATGATCCGCTCATTGCTGATTGGCTTCTTTGGTTTGCTGGTCTTTTTGACTTCCTTCAGTTCCGTTCCATCAAACTCGAGCCCTTGTGATTTCCTTTCTTTTTGTGTTGGCTCATATTCACATTCACTGCATTTCCCACCTCGATACTTCCGCCCACAATTTGGACACTCCAGAGTTGGATGTTCAGCCGCTTCTTTTGATTCAGTCACTTTGCGATCCAATGACCACTCAATTTCGTCATCAAAGAATCCATGACGATCTACATTTCCGCCATGATCCAGCACCATGCAATCGCTCACGTCTGGATGTGGTCGAGATCCACGCCCAATCATTTGACGGTAGCGAACAATTGAACCGATCGCAGTGCAAAGCTGAATGCAGCCAATTCGCGGAATGTCAGTACCACGCTCGATCACTCCAACGTTGCACAGATAGTCGATCTCACCTTGATTCAATAATTTGTAAAGCGTTCGACGCTCATCGTCTGGAGTTTCACCATCGACATATTCGGCTTTGATCCCAGCACGTTTCAGCATAACCATTGCCTCTCGTGCGTTCTTCCTCGAGCTAAAGAATCCAACAGTCGATCTTGTCTCAGCGTATTTCTCCCAATCCCTTACAAGATCACCATTGAGCCCTTCCATTGCTGCATTGTTTGAGTCATTTGTGAATCTTTGCCCAGTCCTCACCAACTTATTCAGCGCACCAGCAGTGCCATTGTAGTATTTGAACGGCTTGAGATACCCTTGCTCAGTCAACCACTTTGGCTCTGGTCCACTCACAATCGATTTAAAAACATCTGCAACACCATCACCCTGTGGCGTTGCAGACAAGCCAAGGACAAACGCAGGTTGATTGCCCTCGGCTTTTCTTTCTTTGTCGTGGTAACTTAAAAACGTTTGCAACTTGGTCACGTGAGAGTGACACTCATCAAAAATGATCAAGTCAAATGTGTAGCCCTTGAATCCTTCAGAGCTACACCACCACGAATTGAGAGTATCAATCGAAGCCACCTGACAACGCTTGTGAAACGTTGTAGGAATTCCAGACATGATCAAGCCATGATCGATTGCAGGCTCCTCATTAAATGAGTCGCTTGCATTCTCGACCAAGCCACGACGATGGACAGCAAACAAAACTCGACCAGTTTGACCATCAGCAACTTTGGCTGATAACTTCCGATCAATAATATGCTTTGCCATCCTTGTCTTACCTGCACCCGGTGGTGCTGTCATGATCACTCGCCGATGCTTTGCGATATCCTGCCGCAATGCAGCGACCAATTCCGATTGATACTCTCTCAGACTTACCATTTCTTCAAACCCCTCCAGACCGAATCAATCAAACTTGCAATGTATTTCTTTTGATTCGATGGCTTGTATTGATTTAGCTCATCAATCGCCCTGATCAACGTCTCAGCCATTGCAACAGTCTTTTTATATTTGATCTTCCAATCAACTTTTTGTGGCTCAGAATCGATCTCTGGAGTCTCAACCACACCACAATCAATATCGCCCTCAGCAACTGGCTCACCCTCATCCTGATAGACATACTCAAACTCAGGCTCAGAATCAGCCTTTGGCGTTGGAACTGTGACCGGAATCACTTCCTTTGGTTGCCGTTCTGGCACTTTCCGTTTCTTGCCGTCTGCCCCTTCTCTTTCAGAACAACTGTTAACCGTTAACAGTTGATTTCTCATTTTGCTTACAAACACATTACTAACGCCAATGTGGTCGGCAATCATCCGGTCTGACAGTTTTGTCCATCTTTCGCAGTTTAACGCAAACTCAACCGCCTTCTTTTTGTCTTCGTTGGTTCGCCTCAATCCATGCTTTCCATTGGCCTGCAAAGCGTAATCCTGAGCAGCTTCTAGATTGCCTTTTTTGACCTCACATTCAGCCATCAAGCTGCCTGCATCCTTGCAAGCCTCGAGCCTATGAAAGCCATCTGCAAGCCAATATGACTTGCCATCGCTGAATACAATTATCGGATCATCGAACGGCCAATCATCACCATCAATCAAATCACGATATTCTTTGACAATCGACTGATTGATCTCACATCTCATTTGAGTTGAGCAATCCGTCTTGATTTCCTCAATTGCAATTTTCATTAAAATGGTGCCTCTGTTGGTGCTTGTGAATCGTTCTGCTGTCCTTTGATGTTGATGTCTCTGACAGTCAATGAAACAAATGCTCTATCCTTCCAGAGCTTGCGTGAGCCGTTGACGTAACACTCTGCTGTGATCTCATCCCCTACTTGAATGACCTTGTCACAATCATCTTTGACAAGATCCACCGGGAAAAGCTGAATCCAATCAGCATCTTTTTTCTTAACAACTAATGTCCGCTTCTTATAGCCCTTATTCCCAAACGTTTGGGTATCTCCAGCAACCTCAACCACGCCCTCAATTTCAACTATCATAACTGCGTCCTTTTCTAAATAATTAAAGATTTGATTTTTGAGCGGTAATACTCGCGCCGCACCGCATACTGCCATTTCGATGGCTTGAACTCTTCGTTCTGGATTGACTCCAGAAATTCAACTGCTTCGATTCCAATTTTTGTTATGAGTCCCTTCCGATACTCGACAAGGTTTCCTGATAAATGCTGATTGCAGTGCTTGCATTGAGCCCAGACGCACAGCGGAGAAAATGCCGTTATGGTTTTTGCTCGTGATATATAGTGCCCCCCGTCCATTTCTGAGACGTTGCAAACCTTGCCGCATGATATGCAAGCAGCCTCACCGTTGGCGTTAGCGCATTCAATCCGCCGCAACTTCTGGAACTCCTTGAGCGCGTCATTTTTGCAATTCCCAATTGTCAACGCCTTGTATCGCTCAAAGGTTTTGTTGAGCTTGTTCTCGCGTTTTTGTTCATCTGATAATGGCATTTACTTTGCCTCCTTGATGACCAAACCACCAACCGTTTGACCTTTCATTTTGACGTTGGGATCTGCAAACAAAACGATCTGTTTTCCGATCCATGTTTTTGTGTCTTCACCAAGTATCTCACCAAGTGCTTTCAGCTTGCCCAATGACAGCCAAAGCATTTTGTCAGTGCCTTTGAGCTTTAACAGATAGACAACCTTTTCAACTCGACCACCGACGCTGACAACGTTGGTCTTTTTAATCAGTTTCTCAATCGTTACTGTTTGCGATGTGTTTGCGGCAAGATCGATAAAGCTGAGATACTCCTTATCTTGCCGTGCCACCTTAATCATCTCTCTGTAATTGATCTCACTCATTTTCAAATCCTCCAAAATCGATGTTAAATAATTCCCGTCTTTTTACTTTGCTTTTGATCTGATTGACTTGATCGATGAACTTTGGCAATGCTTCAGCCAGTGCTGAATGATATGCCAGATCAGGATAGACCCGGATCTCAAACGGTTCAAGCTCAGGATGGTAAGCAAAGAAATCACACCACTTTGCCCCAGCCACCCACATCTGCCCCTGAACCTGAGCAGCATACGCTGGCGGCATTACACCGTTTAGATGATATTCGATCAGCGTTTCAGAATCTGGACACTTGATCTCGAGCAATCCGTCAACGATGACCAAGTCACCAACACCCACATCAAAGCCAATCATTCCATCTGGTGACATTCCCCAATCTGTCGAATCATTAGGACAAACAAAGCCAACCTCATTGACATGAACACCATGCCGCTCAGCATACTCATCACGTGCAAATGGTTCTCGCTCAATGCCAAGCTTCATTGCTTCAGTTTGTGGCCTCTCTTGTGTCTCTACACCAAGTTGCTCAGCAGCCAGCTTGATCGCATATGATCTTGATTGTGCTGATAGCTTCATTGTCTTTGGTGTGAGAATCTTTCCAAATTGGCTTGCAGTTGCCTTGCCTTTTCTGATCTGTTTCCAATCATCAGTGCCTTGATTGCAGTGATAGATAATCATGCTTTTTCCCTCCAAATTTGACGAGCTAAAATGAACTCTGGTGAGTTGTGTTGAATTGGCTTGCAGGTGCGCCCGATGAACACAAAACCTACAACGCCTCTCAGTTCGTCATCGGTCTCGATGAAATACTTGAGGATGCAGAATTCGTATCCTGCGTGATCAAATACAAGCAAATTGCCGAATGATTTTTCATGGCTATAGATCATTTTTCCCCTCATTAAATTTAAAAGCCCCGGTGACGATCAAACGACTCAAATCGGGTTAGGATTCGCGGGGCTGCTCTTTGCCATATAGGGACAAAGAAGCTCACAATTCTACTTCCGAGAAACAATCTCGGAGAACGATGGGCAGGGATCGAACCTGCATAAACCAGTTCTGGCCACGTATACCAATTCCGCCACCACCGTTACCTAATGCTCAAGTTTTCTAAATAATCTCCTTATCAAAATCGATCTAACAAAACTCAACACAAAGAAAACAATCGTTGATGCTGTCACAAAATATGTTGACACATCAAACATGATCCAAACTGCAATCCAGTTAATCACAGCACCTATCAGCATGTTTGTGATTGATTCTGTGATGTCTCGTTTAACCATTTACAATGCCGATCTCATCTTTGAAAAGTTCCTCTTGGCTCCTTGTGTCCTCAAGTACCCTTCCAGCTTTTTTGATCACAGTATCAACCATCGGAGCTTCAATGTCAGTGATTGGAATATGAACATTCAAAGGCTTGGTCGAGCCAACTCGATTTGATCTTTTCACGGCTTGATAATATGACTCATACGAATCCTGCAACCCACTGAAGACCTGTCTGGTTGCAATCTGCAAATTCAAACCAAACCCGAGCATCTTTGGCTTACTGATCAGCACTTTGATATCACCTGTTTTGAATTTATCAATCAACTCTTGCCGCTTGTCGATTGGTGTTGCACCAGTGATACTCGCTGCATCAGGAAACTCTTTCTCAAGTAGCTCTTGTTCTCGATTGTAAATGCACCATATGATCGTCGATTCATCAGGCCAGCTTTCAATCAAGTCTCTAATTGCTTTTGGCTTGTTTGAATGAATATTTTTGTCGCGATAATTGCCCTTTGCAATTTGCCCCATCACAGATCTGCTTGTAATCCCACCCATCTTGGTTGCAAATAATTCACCAGACTCAACACCCACAATATCCTTTTGTTCTTTAGTCAATTCAACGTCATGAATATGAACATGGATCGGTGGAATGCTTTCTGAATTATCCTTAAATCCATAAGTCGATGGATCAGTCAAAAAGAAGCTCCAAGCTGATAATGATCGATAGAACGGTTTGAGAGCATGTGGCTTCAATACCCATCTTTCATTAGTCTGTCCCTTATTAACAAAGTAAGTAGCCAGAAACGCATTAACGTTTTGAAAGTAATCTAAGAAAACAGCATGATTCGCATATTCGATTCGATCATTTGGTGCCGGTGTTCCTGTGCAGCATAGCTTCCACGATAAACCCTGACCGATCCTGAGAATAGTTTGTCCCCATTTGCCATAATGACTTTTTAGCATTGATGACTCATCCAAAATCAATGCTCCTAAATTGCCTTGGATCACGTCGTCTGTCATCGCATCATAATTTGTGATGCCAATCTTGCCGCTGCCTTTTGCCCATTCATTTAGGTCTTTTGACTTCACTATCTCAGGACGGAATCCATAGAATTTTTCGCACTCATCGCAAGTCTGGTTAATCACCATTAGCGGCGAAATAATCAAGACCTGTTTGTCTTTCAATTGATGATGAGCTGCTTGAGCGAATTCCAAAAACATCAGAGTTTTACCAAGCCCACAATCAGCGAATATAGCAAATTTCTTCTTCTCGATTGATAGCTTGACGATATGTTTTTGGTAGTCAAACAACCATTCTGATGGCTCCCAATTCCTGAATTTATTTACTTCGATATCAAATCCAAGTTCATGCGCGTATTCATCAGGAAACTCAACAACATGACCAGTTACTTTGTAAGTAGGTAATGACTTTGCTTTGATAAACTTTCTGTAATCATCAATTGAATTCGTATCTAATGTTATTTTCATTTGAACAACTCCATTGATTGACATTGAGCATCAACAGCTTTAGCAAGATTCCGTTTGGCCACTCCGAAATACTCTGGCTTGAGTTCTGTGCCGTAAAACCTTCTTCCCAGCTTCACCGATTCATAACCCTCAGAACCAATTCCAGTGAATGGACTGAATACAATCTCATCTGGATCTGAAAACAACCTAACCAATCGATTGATCAATCCAAGTTGAAGCGGGCATATATGCTTCACATCATCTTCCGATTTAGCCTCTTTTGTGTTCAGTGTGTCAGTCTCTTTGATGTCTGACCAGCAACCTTCAGCCCAATCAATCCACTGGTTGCGGCTGACTTCTCCTTTCGCGTTGATTGCCTTTTGATTTTCACCGGGCACGCGAAACTTAATCACATAATCTAGCAATGTCCCTCGCTGCTTAGCTCGATCAGCTTCCAATCCTGAAAATTGTAATTCTCTTGATCTTGTGCGAATCGCTTGTGCTTGTGGATTCTTACGAATAGCCCAATCATATTCATAAATCAAACCAGAACGCTCACCGAGCTTTATGTTCAATCCCCTGAAATCATGCAGGCCAACTTCTCCTGATCTTTTAAGCCTTGGAATCTGCATGACATGAACACATATAGCTCTGCCGGGCTTGATCACCCTTGCAATCTGCTTGTAAAAATAAGACAGATGCAATTTGCCCTCACGCTGCAAGCCTTCACTGTTCCCAATGTCGCATGATTCATTTGTATATGCGTAAAGTGCTGGGAATGGTGGACTAAAAACCGAGAAGTCGAAAACATCATCTGGCAGTTCTGCCATATGTTCTATGCAATCGGCATTTTCAATATGCCATCTTTCAAAATCAATCATTTGTTTTCCCCATTTGTTTTTTTGATTGCTCGTTCAATTCGATTTGCAATCGTCGCAAATCGCCTTTTTATCAATTCGTTTTTAACTTGCTTTTTGTAGTTTAATGAATCTGATTCAGCATTGATTACCTGGTTTCTCAAGTCATGAATTATCTGTTTCAATTCTTTCAACATTCTTTTCCCTCCTTTATTGCTGCGTGATCTTCTCGCTCTCTTTCCATTTCTTCACGCTCGTCTATCTCGTATTGTAAGTCTTCAAGATAGCTCTCGTTCTCATGCATCTCCAAGATCCTTATTGCCCATCATATCTCGAGCTGATGACACCTTTGGTCGATCTGGTTCTGGGAATTCAAAAGACTTGCCAGCCTCAAAAAGATCTCTGACCAGATAGCCCACAAAATAAGACATTGACATCAGCACCAGCATGATCACTTGGCCAGCAGTTGTTGATAACATCATTGGTTAGGCTCCTTTGTTGGATGCTTGATTAACTCATCTCTCAAGATCTTTATGTGTGATGGTGCGTCAATCGCAAGCCTCACAATCGATCCATTGACAGAATGCACTGTCACTTTCACATCGTTTCCAATCGATATCGATTCTCTGATTTTCCTTGATAGTACTAACATTTCAAATTCCTTTTTTATGAATAATAAACCTTGCCTTGTGTTAGCCTTGCCTCGCCTCGCCTCGCCTCGCCGCGCCCAGCCGCGCCGTGCCGCGCCGTGCCTTGCCCAGCCATGCTGTCAAACTCCATAAAAAAACCGCTTGGCACTCTCACACGCCAAACGGTCCACCAATTAAGGTTGATTTGATGTGAGAGTTTTTTTGTATTCAAAAACAGCCGACTCCATCCAGCTGCTCTGATCTAAATTTACACCAGTCCATTTTGGTGGTCAATACTGATTCATCTATTTTTCCAATCTCTAAAATCTTTGCTTCTTTTCAGAGCTGTTTCAATCGCTGCTGTTGCGTTGGCCAACGTCTTGAGATATGCGCGAAGCTCTGGCGATATCTTTATGCACATCGGGATCTTGGCAGCATCCCCCATTGGCTTTCGTCCAGCATTAGCTCGAGCACCTCCACGATTTTCTTTTTTAATCATTTTTATTTATTTCTTTTTGCTTGTGTATTTTATTTGAATTAACTTTTGAGCAGATTCCATGCTGCTGCAACCACTGCTGGAACTTGTCCATTCCCAATTCTTGCGAGTCGTCTGTCCACCCCACTGGCCACCCCATCAGCCACTCTGTCCAGTCTGGGTTCACTTTCCCACAAAAGACCTCTCGATCTTCCGTTCCACTCTCTATGTAGTATTTTGGTTTGTAGCCTTCTGCTATCGCAATCGCGTCGGTCAGTTTCTTGTGACTCCCCCCCGGGCCCTCTTGCTTCAGTGGGGTAGGCCAATACCCAGCATCTTTTTCTGTGGTGCCAGCCGCCGATGTCATCAGCCCCCAAAATACACCATCTTGCATCATACCCCACTTCGGCAAGGTCACAAAGGACCATTCCAAGTCCTCGACCCACAAGCATTGGTGAGTTCTCAGCGAAGATGTATCTTGGTCGTACTTCAGAAATAATGCGTAACATTTCCTTCCAAAGTCCTGACCGACTGCCCTCAATTCCCTCACCTTTTCCTGCGCTGCTGATATCTTGACAAGGAAATCCCCCAGAAACCACGTCAACAACTCCTCTCCAAGGCTTGCCGTCAAATGTTGACACGTCATCCCAGATTGGGAACGCTTGCAAAATTCCATCATTTTGCCGCTTTGCGAGTATAGTTGCGGCGTGCGGTTCATATTCAACTGCACACACTGTGTTCCATCCAAGGAGTTTGCCTCCAAGAATTCCTCCACCAGCGCCTGCGAATAATGCCAGCTCATTCAAAACACCCTCCCTCTGATTTTTTCAGATAATGATTTTCTTTGCTGATTTTCATCGCTTCCCACCCCCTAGAAATGCCAAGACGATGATTGCTAGCAACCAATCAAATAATGACATTTTGATTGGTGTTTTGTCTTTTTCTGATTCTTCCAGATAATGATATTCTTCATCACGATTCATGGCTTTTATCCCTTGTGTTTTGTGTTGATATTGTGGCTTAAATTATTCGTCATTTTTCCAGCCAAGTGGATACTCTTCAATCTTATCCGGCTCCACCTCAATCTTTGCAAGACGTTGGCTCAATCCTTCAACAGCAAGCTCTAGGCATTCGATCCGATCAATCAAATCAGCCTTGGTCTTGCCTGTTCTGGCATTGGCAAGCAATGAGCTGGTCAAGTCAAATTCATTGAGAGCACGCCCGATTGATTCCTCCCCAATCTGGAAGTCAAAATGCTCCGTTGCCTTTTCAGTCAATACTGAGATCGTTGTCTTTGATCCCTTGTAGTTTGTGAGCCAAATGACAAGCTTGGCAAATTGCGTTTGAGTGAGTCTTTTTCTTGCTTGATGCATAATTTCCCCTAGTGAGAGTTTAAAAAGCCGCCCCGTTTGGAGCGGCGGTGATTGTGTTGCGTCTACTTATTAACCGAATCAAAAACATTTTCAGCAAATTGTTTGTAAGAGTCATCACCAAAAACCATGTTCCAAGCATCTTTGATATCGACTTTCAAAATCTGCATGATCGATTTAATTGTCAACGATATCACAAATTCGTTGAATGATTTTTTATTCGGAAAACTTTCAGATATGACAATGTTGTTGTCATTTGCAAATTCAACAATGAGTTTTTTTGCTGCATTCAAAAGATCTTTATTGAATCCGGGAATGCTTAAAGTGAAGGTTTCGCCGTTGTGTTTGAAGCTGGTCATCGTTTTGCCTTGTGTGAGAGTTTTGTCTTGTATGCCTATATTCTATCATCGGTTTGATAGTCGTCAATACTTAAATCAGATAATTTATAAATTTTATTTTTTTCCGCTTGAGGCTGCATCGGCACTGGGTAGAATGAGAAATGCCAAGGCAAGGAACAGCAAA